ATTTGGAGTTGAACCATGGTTCTCATAAGGTTAACCATCCTTACCATGTGTGCTTCCATAATGGCAAACTGAGTATTAGTTTTTATTGCTGCAGCAGACATACCTTCAGTAGAAGCAGTAGCAATAGTCTGTAAATACCCAACAGACCTAATAATACCTCTTACAGTATTAAACCCTGCAACTATAGTACCCACTACTACTGCAGTAGCTCCTATCCTAAGACCAAAACCTCCAACCCAAGTTTCTGAGATAGAATTAATTACTTTGATTATAGAGTTACCAACATTGAGTACTGGGGTAAAGATTCTACCCAAAGCCGCACCTGCTGTAACGGTTAAGTTCTCTATACTTGATTCGAATTGGTCAATGACACCCGCATCAGTTTTAAGACGTTCTTCATTAAGTCTATTTACTGCCCCCATGTTTTGGTCATAGGTTGCAAGTATCTTACCCATCTTATCTCTACCAGAAGCAATATCTCTAAGTACTGGAAGCATGCCTCGATTACCACGAACACCAAAGATATTGAAGAATGTTGGAGTTTCAATACGAGATGGCATATCTGCAGCTGCCTTAGCAAACTTCTGATATACCGAATATAGGTCAATAAGATTACCCTGAGCATCGAAGAAGTCATCGGGACTTAAGCCCATGTTTGCTAAAGCGTTATAGCCTTTCTTTTTTTGGTTAACAAGAGAGAGCTGTAAGTAACGAATCATATTGGCCAGTGAGGTACCTGCCATAGAACCCTGTATACCCATATCTCCCAATACACCGATGGCAGCAGCCGTTTGCCGAAGATCTACTCCAGCAGTTGCCATATCTGCTCCTGCATAAGATATGGACTGGGCTAAGTCCTGCAAAGATATATTTGCATTAGTAACTGCAGTATATAAATCATCAGTTACTCTAGCGGCATCCGTCATTGGGATTTGGTACATTAACATGATATTAGTCATCAAGTCAGCTACACCACCTTTACCTCCCACTGGCATTGTAAAGATTGAAGCCAGCTTAGATGCTGGCCCAATCATTTCTTTAATAGCATCGAATTTATTACCTGCCATAGCCAGGTATCTTTGTCCTGATGCAACATCCGAAGCAGTAAGAGGTGTCATAGCATTGACATCTTTTGCCAATTGTAACATCTCCCTCTGTTCTGCAATGGTAGCACCAGCAATCTTCGAAGCAGTCCAAACTTCATTCTGAACACCTGCAGAGTATTTATAGGCCCTGGCCATTCCCCCTACGAGCTGCATTCCGAAGTCTAGTGAATTAGAAGCTGACATCTGAATACCTCGGTTCCAGGTATTCATATCGTTCATCATAGTTCTAAATGAACCAGATATCTTACCAGCTTCTTGAGAGAATCGGTCTCTTAAAACCATGGCAACACCGACCTCTATTACACTCCTACTGGCATTTATCATTTCGTTTTCTTTTTAATCTGTTTATAATATTGCTCGGCCATATCCTTGAATATTTTCCTTATTCTATACGGAAGACGTAAAAAGCCGAAATAATCTAAGGTTATCTCGGCTCTAGTGATATAAACAAAATCACTTTCTAAACTTACTCTTCCGTCAGGTAGAAAAAATTAGGTGCCCAAGCTATAGGATAGTTTCTTTCTTCCCCAGTTTGTGGATGGGTGATATGAGAATCCCCTTTGAATATTGGGTCGATAGATAAGATATACTTTCTCATCTCAGCCATATCCTTTGCACTGAATGGTGTAAAGTTTGATACCTTCTCCCAATTACCATCTACATCTAAGTAAAGGTTACGGCAAAGGAGGGGGGCATTCTTTGTTTGTTTTTCCATAGGCAAAGCCATGAACATCTGTTCTCCCTTACCAGTCATGCAGTCGAATTTGATAAGCTTACCTGAAGAAAGAGTGTACTCGTGGTCCGTAAGTTTCTTACCTTCCGGGTAGAAAGGAATAGCATCTGGCTTTTCCTTGAGTTCTTCTTCAGAGGGAACCTGACTGTAATCGAAAAGGTATTCGTGAAGGTCTTGGCCATACATAACCTTCCCCCCTTCTTTTCCCCAATCATATTCAAATTCTACTTCGTCTCCTAAAGAGAAGATTCGAGAATTGAAGATAATACAGTACCGGTCATTAACTGGTAAGTTAAGTGCATCCTCAATGGTTAACTTCCCACTGGGTGTTGCATCTGTAGCTACTACAATTGCTGCAATGAACTTGGTAAGGTTCATCAAAGTTTTCATGTCTGAAAGGTTACTGAGAATATCTTCGTCAGCACCATTCTGTTCTCTAATCTGGTATTTATAACCAGACGGTCCGATAAATCCAAATGTTCTAAATTCCATATTAATTACTTTTTATGTTTACAAATGTTCATAGTATTCCCTATAACAACAAGAAAGGGGTGAGACATCCTATCTCAGGAATCCCACCCCTCCACCGAATCTTAGTGAAAATAGACTAAGGAATTAGTATTTGTCTGCAGTACCCACCGAGAACTCTATGGACTCTATGGTATTCTCTGAAGCCATTCTGTCCAAGTCTAAGCCGGTAATCTTACATGGCCATACCTCTTCGAAGACGTGGGTATTAAGAACCGAAACTCCATCTTCGGCAAGTTCGTTTACAATAGCCGTTTCCCAATATTGGCTTGGTACTAAGCCACCACCAACTATATGGTCTTGGCAAGAATAGAGCCAGTCATGAAGCCAGGTATCTGAACCTGCAGTAGTCATAAGTTTCTCTACGATAAGATTACCACCTGAAACCCTACCTGGAGTTTTAACGTCTCTATTGACATCCCCATGAGCAACCTGGTCAATCTCTACATCTGGCAAAGTACAAGTTTGGAACAGATAAGTATTGATAGGGTGCTTGGGGAACATGATACTCCACAAGAACTTCTTCCGTGGATTTTTTACTTTTGCTCCCATCGTTATATGTTTATAGGTTATTACTTGTTTCTACGACTGATACAGCCTTAGAAGCCGCATCAATTACAATCTCCATAGTTACCTCTTGCATAGGAACTACATCCTTATACTTAAGGATAGCACGGTACTTACCTTGACGGGCATCTGCTTCGTTATTTACGGAAAGACCATCCCAAGAAGTTGCATCCTGGTCACCCATCCAAGTATATTCTGTCATGGCATCTTCGTCTACCAAAGAATCTAACGTAGGTTTAACTTCCAACCAAATTCTTTTCCAAGTACTCCAAACATTGGGCTCTTCCAGGTATTTGTTAAGTACTGGACGAAGGAACTTCTTCAAATACAAATTCAATCTTACGATTGAAAGGAATCTTTCTGAATCCTGTTTTACCTGAGAAGAGAAACAATGCCATAGCATGGTTTGTTTACCTGCATCGGGAGTATCTTTGATTACCATCTCATTGATATAATTCTGAGCAAGTGTGTTCAGTTCATTATATCGAGAAGGAGAACCATAATTTGGACATACGGGCCCAACTGCATCTCCAATAACTCCTCGGTTCATACCAGCAAAGGATTTCCAAGGACCATATTGAGTAGCAGAAGCATCTCCCAAACCTGCAATGGTACCTACTACATCAGAATCTTGAAGATTGCCGTTCTCATTGTAGTACTTAAGGCCACCTCCAAAGTAAGCAATGTACTTGGAATTACCCACGGTACCAAGACAAGCCTGTACCCAAGTAACCTGAGCTTTATAGTCTCTTGGTTGAGTACCCTGAGTGTAATGGGTTAAGTGTTTTGGGACTTCTATGTACAGTACCCATTCCATCAATTCTTTTGCCATATCTGCAGCAGCCTTATATACCTTGAGTACGTCAGCATCAGTAGTAAGATGTTGAGAGATATGAGAAATGAATAATTGGTAAAAGTCAGTGTAGTCCCTTACTAAATCCAATGAAGTGATCCATTCATCGGCAGTAGGGTTAGAACCAGCACTACCTACGGTACCGGTAAATAGTTTCTCGGTATCGGAAGGAGCTGCTCCCCCAACTGTTACAGTAACGGCATTTTTTGTACCATCTACACTATCGGTAAGCCATTTTATTAAGTTCTCAAAAGATGAACCAGCAACTACTACCGGTTTGATATACTCTGAGTTCTTAGCAAAGGCACTAAGAGCAAGGTAATCTACCGAAGTATTATTGTTATCATCGGCAGTTTTATAAGTTACTACCGGACCTTGTTCAAGTACCTGGCCATTGCCTGAATAGATTCTATAATACAAGGTATTGGATTGTTTATAGAAACCTACCTGGAAGGTATCAGTACTACCGATTGGGTCTCCATAACCTTT